GTGCAGCACGATCCTTGCGCCTCCGCCATTCGAACGATGTCCGACGTTCTTGGCTCGGGCCCAGCAACACGCAATTTCATCTTCCTAAGACGATTCCACAACAGAACCTTTTCCAGATTCGCCTTTCGCCACGCTCTGTGATTGGCGTTTCTGGCGTCACGTTTTTCTGCAGACTCAAGATTCTTCTTGTCCCGGTATTTCTGCGGATCTCGCCAATATGCATTCTTTACGTGCTGTGTTTTTGCTTCCGGATTCTTCTGCGCCCACTCCTTGGACCTGGCGGACGCGCATTGTCGGCAATACGCCTGGAGGGAAACCGAAAATTTCGTCTGCTTTGCCCCTGATGACTTTGCAAACAGATCGAATGCCTTCCATTCCCGACACGACGCGCAGCACTTCAACTGGTTCACATCGTCGTAGGTTCGAGCTCGGCGGCCCACGTGCTGGCTACCCATTCAATTCTCCGATCGTCATTGCCAGCAAATCCATTTCGTCCACGCGGGCGCGCTTGAAATCTTCCCTATCTCCGTGGATTCCATGCGTTCCGCGATGGTGCGCGGGGCAAAGTGGCACGACCAGCCAATTCTCCGCTCGTTGCGCCATTCCCTGACCCTCACGCACATGGTGGATTTCCGCCGGCGTCTCGTCATAACCAAGCACGCGACAGAGCATGCAACCCAAGCGGGCGACTCGCCCAAGGTAAAGCCGCTCGCCTTTGCTCATTCCCCACCCCCGTAAAATCTCACCCCACGCTCTGCACCGAATGCCGTGGCGATCTCCATCAGGTCCGACATTTCCCGAATGGTCATCTTGCTTGTCGACTGGCCGAGCACCACGAATCCGCCATCCAGCCCCGGAACTGCGCGCTGCTGCTTGAGCGAGGCGCTGAAGACGTGCTTCCAGTCTTCGGCCGCCAGCTTCTGGCCGTGCCATTCGACTTGACCGGCTATGTCGTTCAGCATCGCCCACATGCGCGCGTTCTGGTCTAGGCTGCGCGTTCGGGGCTTGATCTCCACCACGTAGCCGTCAGGAGCCTGGATGCAGGCTCGCGACGCCATCTGCCGCGCGGTCGGATGCACGAGGCGGAATAACTGGCGATCGCTCATTCGTATGCGCTCCCTTTCTGGCCCGGTTCATTGCTTCCGGTGCATTCGTTTCGATGGTCGTTCGCCTTCGGGCAGCGCTTGTTTCCGCAGATCGGGCATAGAATCATCCTGACTCTCAGGAAGCAATTCCCGCCAGACCGGATGTGCTCGTGCTCGCATTGATGACAGTCGAAATCCCCCACGTCGCTCATAGCTTGCCCCTGAGATCATCCGGAAGCTTCCACTTCATCCCTTCCTTCAACCCGTCCGTGTAGGCCGTCTTCAGCAGTTGCTGCGTAGCCCATGAAAGCTGTTGATAGCCGGTGTATGCGAGAAAGTGGGCGAACAAGCATTCCGGCGTGTGAGGCGTCGCGCCGCTCGACTGGCATCCGGTGCAACTAGCGGCCATAGATCACCCCTATGAGAGCGATGATCGCAGCGAATGCAAACATAAACGCCATGACAGCCAAACCAATGGCTAACCCAATCCATAGCGGCGCTGTCACCCAAATCCATGACCAATCGATATAACCGGTCAGCTTCAGCGCCAGAAATAGAAGGAACAATCCGGTGGATAGCGACATTTTCATTCCTTTATCTCCCGTGCTTCCGTGTAGTCCAGTCCGAGTTCCTGTTCGTTCTCGGCCATCCTTTGCAGCGCGTTCAGACGCTTCCATTGGTCGTCCAGCGTCTTCTCTGCGTCTTGTATTACCCGAAGCTCTACCGCAGGACCGTGAGCCGACAGGAGCGCTTCTTGGGCTGCTAGCCAGGTGCGCCAGTGGTTCTCTTTGACCGAGGCGAGCAGGCAGCCGTGGACGGTCGAGTAGTAGGTGTCGAATTGTTCGCGGCTCATGAACGCTCCTTTGATTGCTCCATAGCGAGCGCCAGCAGACGCGGATCAGCCTTCGTCATCACATCTAGCAGAAGGCGCTTCTCTTCGAGGTACGTCACCGCGAATTTCGGATCGTGCTTGACGATGCTCGATGTGTTGCTGATCAAGTCGGCGCACTTGATCGTCTGAATCCATGCCGGCGCCGCGGCGAGCCGTGCGCGCCCCGCTGCCTTGCGCTCGGTCCGGTTGCCGGTTTCAAGATCGGACAAAAGAATCACGCCTTTTGTCACGATCGAACCGAACTCCAACAAAAGGTCGGCTCCCGTTGTTGCCGTATCCTCAACCGTGTCGTGCAACCACGCGACCGCGACGGAATGCTCTGTGTCGAGCGCGACAGTTGCCACGATGCCGGCGACTTCGGCCAGGTGATCAGCGTAGGGGTTCCCGGTGTATTTGCGAACTTGCGTCTTGTGCGCTTCGCGCGCGAACATCATTGCCCGATATGCGATGCTCATTTTGTCTCCTGCGGTTTTGTCCAGTCCTTGCGCTTGATACCGAGAGCGAACCAGAGTGCATCGAAGTTTTCCGGGATCATGCTGCCTAGCTTTTTAGCCATGATGTGCGGCTCCGAAGAAAGCGGCGATGAACGGATCGCGCCGCGGAACGAATTCGGCCTTCTTGGCGGTCTTGCGCTCGATCATTTCGAGCTCGCATTTCGTGATGCGCTCCGCGTCCTGTCCTGAGCCGGCGCCGAATACCTTGGTCGGCTGATTGGAGCGCAGTTCGCTGATGCGGTATTCCGCGATATGCACCAGCCCTTCGCTCTTCAGACGCGCCAGCCGCTTGCGTACATTTTCATGATGAGTTTCGAAGCGCTGAGCGAGTTCGGCGGTTGTCTGCGGCTTTTCGATCAGGCTGTTTAGTATCTGATCCGACAGATAGACGTTTTTCTTGGACATCATGCTGCTGCTCTCCCGAAGAGTGCGGCCGTGATCGGATCGATCTGAACGACGTTTTTCTTTACTACCTTGGTGGCGACGATCGCCGTAGGAATGCCCTCGCGCTGCGATTTCGGCGGGTATGGCATATCCGGCTGATTGCCCAACGCGAACCGGCGCGAGAGTTTTCCGCCGCGAGTCTCGATGAAGCTGGCGACATAAACCCGCTTTTTGAGGCGCAATTTGCGAAGGTACTGGTCGACGAGGCGCCGATCGCAGAGCAGCATTTCGCCCATTTCGAACGAGCTAAGCGGCCCTTTGGTTTTCAGAAGCTTGATTACGCTCGTCATGACTTGCGGCTTCGGTCCCGGCTTGCGCTGAGCTGCGCCGATCCACTGCCCGCGCATCCGGATAGCTGCTTCGGTACGTCCAGGTAGAAGGCGCACTGCATCCGAGAACGGCTCATTTGTTTTCCAGAACTTGCGAAGGATCTCGTCTTCTTGTTCCGTCCACTTGTCCCATTTCATCGCGCTTCGCTCCTGAGTTCGTACCGCGTCTTTTTATGTCCCGGCCCGATCGCGACCGAAAGCCCGTCAAACATCCGCTGCTCTACCTGATCCGATGCCCACACGTACTGCCGTTTGCTGACCGTCTCCACCAGTTGATCGAAGACGTGTAGGCCGCCGTTCATGGCCACGAGCTCGTCACCCTTGAACACGCGCCGGCCGATCTCGAAGAAACGTTCCTGCACCGCAATAAGCGCGTTGTTAGCGTCGTACACCGCGGCGAGGCCGACGTTCTGGTTCTTCGCGCGCTCACAGAGAACCATGCTCAGATTCATCGCCGTAACGATCGCGCCCCAGTCCTGCTGCGTGCCATCGCCCTGAGCCAGACGCGTCGCGCAAAGGTGCGTCGTCATCAGAACCTTTTCCTTCAGATCTCCCTTGAGCGGTTCGTCACCGTCAAAGAGCGTCGTTACTGTGTCTTTGCGTCCGGCTTTCGGCCGGTATGCTTTGCGCGGTTTCTTGTTGCCTGCCATGTTTTCCCCCGTCTCCCGTTAGCTCACATCCACGATGCGATGGCGCCATTCCTTCGCCTTCGCGTCCCACTTCCACCCAAAAACCAGAAGTTGCCACCCCAACTTACGTACTTCCCCTATGTGCTCCGACTCGGCTATCTTCTTCACCCGCGCCGGAACGTTGCTCCAACTGGTCGGCTGTAAGCCGATTACTTCGCCATCCTTTATCGCTATCTGGTCGAGAATCCCGAACAGATCGACTCGGATTCGAGCCCCAGGTATCCAGCGCTCAACCGACCAGACCAGCCATCCGTCTTTTTTCAGCAATTCGGCCGTGAGTGCTGTCGGACTTCTTTTCAAAATTTCTTCCCTTCGATCACGTCGCGGCAGCTCTGCAACACTTCCACCGTCAGCGGAGCGCCGTTACGGCCCGTGCCGCGCTCGATCATTTCGGTAGCCCATCCCTTGTGCGCCGATTTCAACTGAACGCCGTGGACGATCCGCTGAATCTTCTTCAGGTTCGAATCGATCACCTTTTGGTCTGCGGGCGCCGTGTGCTCGAGCCGCGGGGCTTCGTGTGCCGCCATTTCCAGCCGCGTGCGCTTGCAGTGCTCGAGGAACTCCGGCAGCGTGGGCGGCTTCGTGAACGCCGTCAGCGCGTCGACACCGGCCTTCAGTTGCGCAGACGACAGCTTTTTAAGCTCGATCGCCCATGCCTTCTGAACTTCCAAAACATTCGAGCCGCGCCACATATCCGCGAACCGTGATCCGTAGAACGCGCTCATCTTGGCGAACAGCGTTTCCACCCAGCGTTGCGGAATCGCATTAACCGGCCACGGCGATTCGAAGTTGGCGTTGGTCGGTTGCTTCGGATTCGTGCTCATATCGATTTCTCCCCGTCAGTGCTGCGATTGTTTCGGCTCGTTCGTCGTGGTAGCTGTGGATCTGTCGCGGTCCGCCTGTGCCTCGCTGGTTCCTCACCCAGTTTCGCCACGTTGCCGGCCAGTCCAGCTTTCGGCCTTTAGCCCCAGGCTGCGCGATCCAGTAATCTCGAAACTGGCTTGCAACCGAGACGGGGTTTAGGTCAGGCCTTTCGGTTTGGCAAAAAGAGATTTCACCCTCAGTCGGCATCCAGTCGGCAGGCAGACGCGACGCGGATGCTTCTGCTTTTGACTTAGGTTCTTTCTTCTCTTCTCTTCTCTTCTCTTCTCTAGCTAACGCAGGTGTAACGCTCTCGTGTTCGTCCTGTAACGCTTCCTGCGTTACATCATCGTTACTGCGATGGTTAGCAACGCGTTTAGCCGTAACGCAACGCTTCTTAGCGGACGTTCCGTTGTGTTCTTCGAAGCGGACAATGCGCACGCCTTCCGGCTCATTGATAAGCCAGCCGATCGATACGAGAGCGTCACCGAGGCCGGGAATGCCGGTCTTGCGGTCGATAGAGCGCAGCGTCAGGCCAGGCATGACGCCATCAGAGGAATGCTGGTCTGCGGTAGCCCACAGCCAGTACAGACCGCCAATCACGGCTGCTTCGCCGTTGTCGGTCAGGTCGCACAAGCGGGCAACTCTGGGGTCATCCCAGAGGTTGCCGCGCATCTTAATCCAATCACCTGCCATGGGAACCCCTACCCGGCATCCGCCGTGAGTAGAACTAAAAAGTAGAAATAGAAGACGCCTTTCGAAAGCGGCTTGTATTACGACTCACATCCCCGTGTACTGACTTCCGACCATACGGCCGTTCGTTTTTAGGCCCCGCCGTTCCCATTAAGGGACGCTTCAAATGCCACTACCATCGGATGATTCACCCCAAATGCTGAGCGCAGGACGTGATAACCGATGTACTGCTGGATCGACACCCCCATCCGAACCGCGTCCATCACCAACTTTTCCATTTCTGGGAAAGGAAGTTCGGCTGCGAGGTGGGAATTGCCGTTGGTCATGCGGCTACTCGCGCCCCGTTCTGGGCCGTCGAGACACTGACGCCAATAAGGTTCGCAGGCAAAGTACCAACAGTGCCAAAGAGAAACAGTTTGAGGATTCGAGCAACGGCAGCCGAATCGCTGTCGATGCCATGAAGGGATTTGTACGCTTGCATACCCTCGTACACAGGGTCTTCCACGCGGGTTTTGATTTCATTGCGATATGCAGCTCGGCTAGACATTGCTTTACCTCCTTTCGTTAAAAGAAAAACAACATGACCAACAGAAATTTATTGAGCCGTCATCTGCTGACGGAGAAGCTCGAATGTCCTCACGGTGGGCGAGTAATCCTCGTTGCGGATAATCCGCTCGATCGTCTTGTGGGAAACCCCAGATCGGCGGGCAATGTCAGCCCAGCGACCACGTTGGGTCGAGAGCCAGGTTCGGAGATCGTTAAGTTCTTTCATAGTGCCTCTATTGTAGACGCAGATGTCTAACAACGCAAGACACAAATGACTAGCGATAAAAATTATGATCAGTGCATGTCTAAAGCACTGAAAATTCTGAGCGCGAACATTGATAGCCTCGTCGGGCCGGGGCGGAGATTTGCCAACGATGGAGACCTGGGAGAAGCGACGAAGCTCGGACAGCGGACCATCCACCGGATTCGTACCCAAGAAGTGGAACCGAAGATCGACAAGCTCGACGCGCTGGCGGGCGGAATCGGTGTCACGATTCCAGCCCTGTTCAGTCCCGATTTAAACCCACTGCAAGGCGCTGCGGAAGGAGCCGTAGGCGAGCTGATCGAGCGTCTCTATCGCCTGGCACGGCGCGGAGTGTTGGAAGATCGCGACATTGAAACGATCGCCAGTGTCATATCGATGGCCGAGCGGTCGCACGCCGCAATCGACCTGCCGGCCGAGAAGCCGCATCGGATCACTGGGACATAAATAAGACAGGAAATAAAGCGATGCAGTTGTTACATACTATGTTTGTAAATATGTAGACGAAAACGTTTGGCTTAGCGTTAGTATTGCCTGAGCAGTAAGGGTCTGTAAGCACAGATAGGTAAAAAGTGCAAACAGGGTCGTTTGAAGTCACTCGGGTAATAACTAAGAACATGACGGCTACGCAGGGTTTGGCGCCCAGGCTGTACGTAGTAAAAGGTTCACAAGACAGCATCACCGAAGCACCTACGGACGGGGCCTCTCGATCCAGCATCACCATAGAAATAGACGAACTGGGGCGGCTTGGCCGTTTCGACGTTCGCATCCGGAAGGAAGATTGTTTGCAGCTCATCCAGGGGCTTGCGATGGCTCATCTACGAGCCCTCGATATGCTCATGCAACACTAACCCCACACCGCCTCCGCCTGACGAAGCCCGCTTTTGCGGGCTTTCGTCGTTCTGTTTAGACACGGCGCACCCGCTCTAGCGGATTTCCGCGCGATTTCTCCCCCGCTCTAAAGGCGATCGCAAAAATATTTGCGGTTCTAGTCAAAGATGTCTTGACCGCCAAGACATTCGTGTCTAATATTCAGTCATGCCCTGAACAAACAACAGCGCATCGAGTAGCCCCCCAGCGTGAGGGGGGAATGCCTAGCCCGAGCTGCAATCGGGCCGACCGGTAGACCTGGCGAAATCGGAGCCAGCGACGCGACAGAGCCGATGAGTCTTACTAGTGCTTTCTGCATAGCGACAGAGCGCACCACTAAGACTGAGGAGACTGGAAATGTCCGCACTTGCTGAAGATCTGCTTGAACTTAAGCGCCTTGCTCAAGGTGGCTGTGGCGCGCTGACGGAAAAGCTTTTGCACGAGGTAGCAGCTCGGATCATCGCATCCGGCCTGCGCGACGAAAAGGAGGGCTGCTAGATGGAACCGTTCATTGTGTTTGCTGTTGTCGGCTTTGTTCTCGACTGCTTTCTTTTCGGGTGGAAAAAATGAGCACCGTGACCGCAATTGGCGTCACCCAGCTCGGTGACTTTATCTACGACCGCGAGCTTGCCGCTCTGGATGCGCAGGACGAACGCGACGAACTGATCGCGAAGATCAAAGATGAAATGATCGCGCGCCGTAAGGCTGCAATGAGCGATGACGACATTCAAGCGTCGCTTGAGCACTGCACGAAGAGCACGGCCGGCCTGATTCGAGCAGCGATGCAGAAGAAGAACCAGATTCTGGCGCTTGATTCACTCGAAATTCTGTTTGACGTGTGGCTCGAATATGACTGCGAACTTGAGGCAATCAAATCTGTGGAGCGTACCGAAAATGAGCGCTTTTAACCTCGTTCTGGCGTGGGTCGCAGTCTGCGCTGTCGTCTTGTCCCTTATCCGCGGAGCAAATAGTGAAGATCGTCAGTGAGCAGGAAATTAACCGGGCCGTGGCCATGAGCGATTTATTCGGCGGAATCGTATGCGCAGCGCTGACCGGCGTAGCGCTGGCTGCATGGTGGTATCTGTGCCTTGGCTTGGGGGTGGGCTAATGGAAACGAAACATACGCCGGGACCGTGGCGGTGGGAATTCAACGCGAAACACAAGAGCATGCATCTTGTCGGCGGCGTTCCGCGGTATGACCTGACCGTTATGGATTTCGAGCGGTGGGGATTTCACGGCGCCTGCGTCCGTCTCCGCGAGGACGTCAAGGGCATGAACATCATGCATCGCTTGCCAGACCGGCAGGACTGGATCAAGCCTTTTCCGAACCGTGACCATCACGCGAGTTGGTGTGCAAGCGTCGACCATCCGGATATGCGCCTGATAGCCGCTGCGCCTTACCTGCTGGCAGAACTGCAAAACATCGCAAACGCAAATCCATCGTCGTGGGATGAAGAAACGCGAGATCAGTTTCAACAGTGGGCGCAGAACCGTGCGCGCGCCGCAATCGCCAAAGCAACAGGTGAAGCATGAAAGAACTGTTGAAGCTGTGGGCAGTAATCGCCGCTGTAGCACTCGCGTATCTGGCGCTGTGCGGAATGATTGAAGCAAGGGCGGAGCGGATTCAAAGCTGTAGCGTGGTTAGGTGCGCGTGAGTTGAGGGGAAGCAGTCTGTTGGGTGATGGGATTTTGTACAGAGATGCCATCTTCGAGCAGATTGCGCTAAGCACAACTACGGGAGAGAGCCGTGGAAGACGACGAAAGCGCCATGTGGAACGCATGGGAAGAGGAGCAAGCGGCAGACTGGCTTGCATGGTACGAACAGAACGGAGGGAGAAATGAAGGTATATCAAGCAATTGCCGCCGTGCAGGCGCAGATGTCGCGCGAAGGAATCAGCAAGGATCGCAAGAATCAGCAGCAGGGATATCAGTTCCGTGGGATTGACGACCTGTACAACGCGCTTGCGCCTGCACTGTCGTCAAACGGGCTCGTGATCCTTCCGCGCATGGTCAAGCGTGAATCTGTCGAGCGCCAGTCGGCAAAGGGCGGAGCGCTGTTCTACGTGACAGTGGAAGCAGAATTCGACTTCGTAGCGGCGGAAGACGGCAGCAAGCACACCGTCCGGACGTTCGGTGAAGCAATGGACAGTGCAGACAAGGCCACCAACAAGGCAATGAGCGCTGCCTACAAGTACGCCGCCATGCAAGCTTTCTGCATTCCGACCGAAGGCGACAACGACGCTGATTCGACGACGCATGAAGTCATTCCGAAGGGATTGGCCGCAGGGATTCTCAAGTCGTATGTCGCCGCGATTCAAAACGCCGCAGACATCGAGGCGCTGAAGTCGGCCTACGGCACCGCCTACAAGGCTGCGCATGCCGTTCGCGACGCGGTAGCAGAGGAGGTTTTGGCCGAGGCAAAGGACGCTAGGAAGCTTGAACTGGAGGTGCCGGCATGAGCAACCTGAGCCTTTTTAAGATCGCGGGCGAGTATCGCGAAGCTGCCGACAAGCTGGCAGAACTGGATCTCGATCCTCAGACGATGGCCGACACCTTGGAATCGCTCGGCGGCGATCTAGAGGAAAAGAGCAAAAACACGGCATTCGTCGTTCGCAACCTGGAAGCCGCGGCCGATCAGATAGACGCGGCAGTCGAGGAAATGGGCCGGCGCGCAGCAGCGATCAGGAAGAACGCCGAGCGCGTCCGCGAATACCTCATGTCGAACATGATTTTCGCGGGCGTCAAGAAACTGGAAACGCCCTACTTCGTGATTACGGTTCGCGATAACCCGCCACGCGTCGTGGTGACAGATGAGCAGACGATCCCGCCTCAGTTCTTCGTCGAGCCTCCGCCACCTCCGGCCAAGTTGGACAAGAAGGCAATCGCGGCAGCTCTGAAGGCTGGCGAACACATACCGGGCGTCCACCTTGAGCGCGGACAGACCGTGCAGATCAAATAACGGAGAGAGCATGCCTCTTATCGCATTGGCAGTCATCGCAGCGTGGTTCACGCACATTGTTGACTGCCTCATTACCCACTCATGGGGCTTGCTGATCGCGGGAGCGCTGCTGTTCCCGATTGGCATCATTCACGGATTCGGCGTCTGGTTCGGATTTTGGGCATAACGTTGGCGCATCGCGCCGGACACGATAGAGAGAAGAACATGAGCGTAGCTGCACATCGATTCGACAACGAGAAACGCAGGCGGCCCGATCACCACGCGCGCCAAGCGATGCTCACGCCGAGTTACGTGCTCGAACCGATCCGCGGCGTGCTCGGCGGAATTTGCCTTGACCCTTGCACCGAGCCAGACAATCCGACCCGAGCAGACGTTTTTTATCACCTGCCAAACGACGGCTGCGCAATGCCGTGGGACGCAGCAACGATCTTCTGCAATCCGCCCTACGGCGAGGCCCGGAATCGTTGGGTCGAGAAGTGCATCGACGCGAGCAGAGCAGGTTCCAAGGTCGTGTTGCTGATCCCGTCGCACACGGAAACGCAGATTTTCCAGCGGGCGATGGCACATGCCGACACTGTTCTCTTTTGCCAGGCGCGACTCCGTTTCGGGGTTCTGCGTGAGAACGGCCGCCAAGAAGCCGCGAGCCACGGTTCAGCGGTATTCGGGTTCGGCGTCGATCTGTCGCCGCTCGGCGGTCATCTCGGGACAGTCGTGAGGCCGCATTCAGCAACGCAACTGGAAATAGCATGACCCACACAAATCAGGATCGGCTCTGTGCTGATCGCAAGGAGCGAGAAATGACAGACGAAAAACGCGCGGCAGACGATGCGGAGCGGGATGCACTGGTGATCGCTGAGGCCGCGCTTGCGGATATAGGCGACGCGGAGCGCGAGCCGGGCGATGACCTTGCATGGTGCGAGCGACGAGCCGCACAAGCGCTTCCCGCAGTGCGAGCCGCACTGTCAGCCCGAGCCGATGGCGGCAAGGATTCGAGCGATGCTGCGCGGTGGAGATACGCTATCGAACAAGACTGGCTGACGAGCGCAGAAGTTAAAGCCATCGACGCCGCCATTGCAGGAGATAAGAAATGAACGACAACCATATTGCGGACGAGCGCAAGCCGATCTATCAGATTGAAGATGAGGGCGCTTGGATGGATGTTAGCGCGCTAGCCTTCACATCTAAACTCATTGGGAAGCGGCGCAAGCGCATCGTTTACGCCGACCCTATCGCCACTCCCGCGAGTTCGGTAGCCGATGGCGCACCGCGATACTACGTGCCGCCCGTTGATTACGATGAATCGCTCGACGTGCCGCCTTATGCCGAGTGCGCACCGCGTGAGGCGCAGCCGGTGGCGAAGATTGATGCGGACGGCGATTTTGTGTGGCTTGTTCACAACCCAAAATTTGCAGAAGGAACAGAGTTTTACGCCTCCCCTACGCCTGAGCGTGCGGACGCCGAAAAGGATGCGGCGCTGACGGATGCGCGGATTCGGGAAATATGGTTGCGTGAGACAGGTTTCGACGAACAAGCGGCACCTTTCGCGATTCTCGAATTCGCCCGCGCAATCCTAGCCGCAATAAAGAACAAGGAGAACAACCCGTGAAAACGCCTACGCCAGAAGAACTTGCCCGCATTTCTGAATGCTTGGCATATGAACCTGAAACCGGGTTGCTCCGGTGGCGGATAAATCGGTACGACAGACAGGGTCGCCTTCTGTCTAAGGCTAATATCGGGGATATTGCCGGGTGTAAGAACCGTGGTTACATCGTGATTGGCCTTGATTACATTATGTACAGAGCACATCGAGTCGCGTGGTTCTTACATTATGGCGTATGGCCTACCGTCGAAATAGACCATTGTGACACATGTAGAAGCAATAACAGAATCGCGAACTTGCGACGTGCAACACGAGTTCAAAACCGTGTCAACACTCGATATAGAAACAAGTCTGGTTTTAAGGGCGTTCGCAAAATAGGCACTCGGTGGCAAGCGGCGATAGGAGTTAAACGGGGAAAGATCTACCTTGGAATGTTTGATTCTCCCGACGAGGCGCACGAAGTCTATTGTCTAGCCGCCGTTTTGCTTCATGGCGAATTCGCAAATCCGGGGAGCAAGAAATCGTGAGCGAAGTTATCAAAGCAGCATTCGCCTATCTGGATCACGAGCATCCGACTGTTCGAGCCGCTCTGGAGGAAATCCGGCAGTTGCAAGAACTGGCACGCCGCACTGTGAGCGGGCAGGAGCCGATCTATCAAGCTCGGAGCATTACGCAGCAAAAAGACTATTGGGGCGACTGTAGCAAAGACGCACACGACCACATGGCGAAATACCCGCTCGTTTTCGAAACGCGCGTGCTCTACGCCGCCCCCATTCCCGCAACGGATCAGGAGAAGCCGTGAAACTCAGACTAGACGAATGGCTGATGCGACAATTCTCCCCGGCGCCGGCCATCCGAACGGCTCGGCTTTGGATCCGGGACGGGAAGATTTATCCGCCTCCCGTGAAGGTCGGCCGAGCATATTATGTCGACGAGAACGCGACATTCCAGAACCGACAAACCCGGCCGACATTGGCCCAACGAATCGCCCGATAAATCATGGCAGCACGCCCACGGATAAGACGCCGCGCCAATTGGCCGGCGAACATGCACGAGCCGCGCCCGGAATATTATGTCTGGCGCGACCCTCGAGACGGGAAGACACACGTTCTAGGGCGTATCCCGCTCGCGCAGGCGATCCACGAGGCGCACGAGGCGAACGTGATAGTTGAGAACGGGAAGCTCAGCCGGAGCCTTGCAGAACGCGTATCGCGGGAGCAAGGAACCGTTTCTGATCTGATTGCGAAGATGCCGACTGAAGGGCTGAGCACCAACACAATCCGCGCCCGCGGCGACTGCGATAAGGTGATTAGCGCAGCGCTCGGAACGCGCGAATGTGCGACGCTGACGACGCGCGATATTGCAGACGTGCTTGAGCCGATAAAGGAGCGTGGGAAACTGCGCTGGGCTCAGGTCATCCGAACACGCATGATCGCGATTTTCAACAAGGGTCTGGCGCTCGGATGGATGGAAAAGAACCCGGCGATCGTCACTGAGAAGGTACGCAATAGCGTGAAGCGCAAGCGTCTGACGCTGGAACAGTTCAACCTGATCCTAGGGAAGGCGCCCGAGGTCGCGTCCTGGCTGCCGAATGCGATGCTGCTGGCTCTAGTCTCAGGTCAGGACCGGTCGACGATCGGAACGTGGGAGCGCTCGTTCGTCGTCGACGGACACGCCGAGTTGCAGCGCTCAAAAACGAAGATCCGGATTTCTATTCCACTCGAGCTACGCATGGATGCGGTTGGAATGTCACTGGGCGAGATCATCGCTAGGTGCAAGTCAACAGGCGTCGTTTCGAAGTACTTGATCCACCATGTGCGCAGCCGCGGCGTGATGCTGCGCGGGCAGCCGGTGCATCTGAATACGATCTCCGCGGGCTTCGCTGAGGCGCGCAGATTGGCCGGCATACCCGAAGACGGAGCGCCGACATTCCACGAAATTCGCAGTCTTTCGAAGCGCATCTACATGGAGCAGGGAGGGATCGATACAAAGGCTTTGCTCGGCCATATGACCGATGCGATAGCCGATCTTTATGCGAATTCGCGCGGCATTGCACCGATAAAAGTACGCATAAATGCAGGGTAGGTTTTGTGAAAATTATGAACGTTGGTTGAACAGTCGCCCGCAAACCCCTGTCGCATAAGGGCACCTGTTCAAAATTCGCATGCGCTGCACATAGGCGCATAAAAACACAGATTTTCGTAGCAAATTCAGAATCTTAGCTGCTGTTTCGACCACCCTAAAAAGGTATCGAAATGGGCAGTTACGTCCTAATGAAATCAGTTAGTTACGCATGGGTTTTAACCACTATAATCTCGCGGGGGAAAATAATGATCGGACAAAACATGTACGGAAGAATTGCAGCAGTCGCGGCAGCGTTGGTTCTGGCAGCTTGCGGGGGTGGTGGGGGTGGGGATGGTGGCTCGAGCGAACCGGCTCCAGTGGTAAAACCGGCGTGCTATCTGGCTGACGGCCAGACGTGCATCATCAACGATGCGTCTGTGGCGCGGGCGAAGATTCTGACTGGCGATCAGTCGAAGCTCAAAGCGCTGTTCGCGAAGATGAAGGTGGGCGGCCATTATGTGATCGGCTTCGAGGGTGGCTCGATCACTGTTGGCGAGAAGGGATGGCCGGACATTGGCAAGACCTACGCCGGCATGGTATTTCTCTGGTTTCAGACGACGTTCCCGAATAGCACGTTCGACATGAAGAACGATGCGGTATCTGGAACGACTTCAGCACAGGGAGCGGCGCGCTATCCGGCCTTCGCAGAGTTGTACCATCCAGATATCACGTTCGTGGAATTCGCCGTGAACGATCGGCCGCAATACTACACCGACGCTGGCACGGTCGAAGTCTGGTACGGCCAGATGATGGATGCGGTCACGTCAACCGGTGGGATTCCGGTCGCGCTCGAAACTATGAAGCCGGATTGCAGCTCTGCGCAGCCTCCGCATTACGCGGTGTACGCTGCGAAGAATCTGCCGCTGATGGTCAGCCAATACCAGTCGGTTTGCGCCATTCTGGCGACTGTTCCGCAAGCCGATTGGAACGCTGACGGCACGCACCCGAACTACTTGGGGCATCAGATCCTGGCGGTGCTTCTGACGAAGAACCTCGAAACGCTCATTTCCCGATAAACCCCTGCTCCTGCATTGCTCGCACGTAAGTCTGCAATGCAGAGAGCTTGTCTATCTCGGCCTGATCGTCGGCGGCTACAGTGACAAGGCCGCTCGCAACCGCTGGAGCGAGGTATCCGAAGGTGGCGGCTCCATCAGTGCTGCTGGTGGCGGGGGCGCTTTGACCTGAGTCGGTGGCAGTACAACCGGTGACGTGGACGCGCATGCGCTGAGCGCCAGAAGCGAGCTGAGCCCGATAATCGAGAGCATCTTTTGCATGTTGCGAAACCTCATCGTCGAATTTCTTCTGTATCGCGGATATGTCGCTCTCCGCCGCTTGTTGCTTGGCAAGCGCGGCCGAAAGCGCTCTAGCTGATTCCACATTGATCTGTGCAATCAGAGCCTGATGCGCTGCCTGCTCTCGCGCGAGCGTGCGGCCGTCGATCGTATGCGCTGTACCGAAGCCAAGCGCGGCGCCCACTGCGCCCGCGGCGAGGCCGGTTATTAGAAACGGGCTCACTGTTCACCCCTGCATGCGTTGCGTTCTAGTTGCCGGCGCTTCCAGATACCGGAGCACTGATTGGAAGCTATTGAACAGTCCTTGCCCCGCACGAAGCGCCACTTCAAGAACTCGTCGCACGCTTCCGGGAAATCTTTGGCAATGTATTTTTTGCGGAGAGTGGAATTTCTGTAGTTCTCTGGTCCGAAGTTATACACCCCGTCGATAACTGCGACTTTCTGGCCGTCGGTAAGGTTGTCAAAACCGGGCGTAAGGTTGCGCACTTGGGTCGCGTAGGTTGACAAACTATCGGCCAACATCTCTTTGCACTCGTCCATCGAGTACGGGCGCATATCCACTTTCGTTTCGCCAAAGCACACGGTCTGAAGATCACCGGCCAGCTTGTCGTTATACGGCCGCAGCTTTACACCTTCCTGCGACGATGTCAGTGAGATAGCCATCGACGCTGCGACCGTGCCGATAACGACCGCCAGTGACTTCTTACCCGGCCTATTCGGTAGCGTTGGCATCGGTGCCGCCGATCACTTCAGGTTGCGCAAGGTATGAGCCGATCAGCCCGAGCCCGCCGATCACGCCATTCGCCACGAGAACGGCCCACATCGGCGGGTTTTGTACGACGCCCCACACAACTTGCAGAGCCGTACTAGCAGCAAGCGCCCACACCGAATATCGTTTGTACGTGGTACGCCAGTTCGGGGAAAGAATCACGTCGTCACCTTCGTTTTGAAGTATTGCCACATAGCGAGGCCGAGAACCACTAGCACGGCCCAAATGCCTTTCTTGGCGAGCTCGGACCGCAAGTCTTCGTAGAACTCGGTCCGAGCTTCCATCTTGCGAATCAAACCTTCGTGATACCGTCTGTGCCCTTCCCAATCGCCACCGGGAAATGCTTTATGCAGGTCATCGACCCTGCGAATTACTTCGTCCACTTTTCTCTCCGTAACAGATTGAGCCGTGATATTTTCGCTATGCCTCTGATCCATCGAGGTAGAAAGGGCATGAATCGCCGCCGCTATTTCTTCGTGTATTGGCATTCCAAGCCCCGTAAAAAAGCCGCCTCTTTGGGCGGCCTATTCTCTTTAGGTAGGTGAAGGGAGATAAGGTCTGAACCATTCCGGCATGCTGTAGTAATAGGCAACGTAGCGAGGATCGGTCGAAGCGATTACGTCTTGGTTCGGATATTCGGCTGGGTCTTGTGGGCCGCTGAACAGAGAAGTAATAACCTGCATCGTGTCATCAGAGAATTGAACGTATAGATTCATGGTCAGATCCAGTAGCTCATTATCGAGATAACGTAGGTATAAGTACCGCCCGAAATGCTCGACGTATAAAACAAAGTCTGTGCGGTAGAGAGATCAATGGTGAATTGAGATTGGCAGGCAGCACCTGTCGCGGCAGGATTAGCGGACATGGTTACGTTGCCTGCACCTACCGACGCGATGAAAAGATTGATAGCAAACGACGCCGCCGCAGTATTAACAAACCCTGAAAGCTGACCAGAGACAGTCCGCGCATTCGCCGGGACAATCGATGAGACGCCTAGCGTAGTAACTGCCCCTTGAGCAGTTGAGGAAGAGAGCGCAGTGGTAAGCGAAAAGTCGAATTTACGATCGTTTTGCAGACCGATAACAAATTGCCGGCTAGCGTTCGTCGGCCAAATCGAGAGCAGTGCCGATGCCGTATAGCCGGACGGCATATTTGCGCCGCCATAGACTTCGGGCATAACCCCCGAGACCGTCTGAGCCAGAATGCTAGCCGTGCCAGTCGTGCCGTTGTAGATCGCATAGAGCGCGACATAGCCGCTCACAGGAGCGAGCCCGGTATCCATGCCGCCAGCGCCGGTCGTGCCGAGGTTGATAGCCTGGCTATAATTCGGGAGCCGATATGCAACGCCACCGAGAACCGTCTCGACAACCACTTCCGTAGCCGTGAACGTCCCAGTGTTGCCCGCAGTGGTTACGAGCATCTTGGCGTTGCGTGCGTTACCGACGACACCCGTCCCGTTATTGATGCCGATCGCCTGAAACTGCGTGCCGTCGTAGATGACCGTTACGACCGCGCCAGACTGGATCGCGCCGGGTTGCAGTGCCGAGGCGCCGAGCTGCGTAACCGCTTTCGCGCCCAGCGAGTTCAGATTAAGCGTAACGGTCGACGTTGTGTTGGCGCCGGCCGAAATGAACCGATACGTTTGACCCGCTACATACGAAGTCGTCACCGGAGACGTAACGCCGGTAATCGTGTCAGTGCCAGCCACCGCCGTGATATAGGAGATCGTCGAGTCCTGAACCTGCCCAATTTGGGCCGCATCGGTCCTGACAGTCCCAGCGCCTAATCCGGTGATCCGGAAGCCGCCCATTGGGATATTATTCGTCGGAGTCTGCTGGCCGTCCTTCGTCAAACAGTTACTCAGACCGTTATTCGCTAGGTCCGACATCGTATTGTTTTGCACCGTCGATGAAATGACGGTTCCTGTGACAACCGGGTTTCCGGCTACCAAGGTGAATGTGCCTGCTCCGTTGTACGGCAAGGTAGCCTCCTAAAAAGCTAAAAGGCCGCACTTGGCGGCCCTTGAGGGAGTGATAGTGACAAACGCTCAGTTTTGGCAACTAGCTATTTCATCAGCAGTCGTCGGGGCAATCCCGGCGATCAAGTCAGTGGTTCACGAGAGCCGCGCCAAGCGCAGCCGCGAAGGGAGACGCACCTTTCTGAACGAACTGGCCTACCGGCTGGGCAAACGCTGGGCGAGCCATAAGAGCCGCTTGCGCCGCCCGTTGGCCTAGACCGGTGTATGGGAGCGCGGCAAGCACGCCAGCGCCTCCTGCTGCCAATGCAGGAGCGCCAAAGCCTGCGGCCGTTGCCCCGCCGCCGCCCAACGCGCCTATAAGACCCATCAAAGCTGCGCGGCCGGGAGTTCCGCTATCGGGATATTTCGAGCCAAGCACATGTTGGCCGGCGCTCGACAGATCCTGCATGAGCGCATTGCCCGTGGCGACGTTTCCTTTCCCTACCGACTTATCCGCGCTGCGGACGGCGTTCTGAAGCTGACCAGCCGTGAATATGCCATCGTTATTCATCGCCCCTTGCGACCCGGCTGCGGCGCGCAGGCGAACAAACTTCGCATATGCCGCGTTGGCTGCAGAAAGATTCTGCACATCAGTTGGCGCGTTGTATCGGGTCAGCGAGCTATCGATCGCATTTTTGACTTCACCGATCGCAGCGCCCAATTGACGCTGGTCGAAAGACGCATCGCTGGAATAGCCGCTTGCAATGCGCGACAGTTCGCTCTGTGCGCCCTTCAGCGTCTGACCGTCCATGTTTCCCTGCGGGCCGAGCTTTCCAAAGACTTGAGTCTTCAAGACGTTCATAAACGTCTGCTGCTGTTGCGCCGGGAGATTCTGTGCGAGCCCGGTTAGATTCGAGATGTCTTTCTGAAAGAGCGGATCGGTCGCCTTGAATGTCATATTAGACAGCGCGCCGTCATAGGCATTGCTGATCTGCGACTTTACGGCCTGCACCGCGTCCTGACCTACGGGTCCGTCATAGGTCTTTCCAATCGGCGCGAGCACGTCGTTATAGACGGCCTTATTGAAGCTCTGGACGGAACGCTGCTGCGCGTTCTTAATCATGTCTCCGAGGATCGGAACGCTTGTCAGCTTTTCCTCAGTGCGCGCAAATCCGCCGCCAAGTGCCTGCCCTGGCGTCATCGTCACGCCGGCATCCGCTAGTTGCCGCTGTGCTGTGCCGGTCGCGCCTGTAATCACCTTGCCAAGTGCGTTTGCCAGAGCAGCGCCACCAGCACCGAACGCCGCGCCCGTACCTGTCTGACTTAACTTCTGGTCCCAATACGGTTGCTGGCTGTTCTGATCGGATGGCGCCATAGCACCGCTTACGCCACCTAGCGCCGCGCCAGTCCCGATGCGACCCAGCGCGCTTGCCGTTGCGGCAGCAGGAGCCAAAGCGGCCAGCGGCGCTGTAGCCCCGATATTGCCACCAATGTTGCCGGCTGCATTCGTGATCGGATTCGCTGAAGCGTAAGGCTGATTCTGAGCCGCCAGATTCTTCACGCCTTGCTGAGCATCGTTCACAAGCCACGGTCCAACGTGATCCGATCCGACAGCACTAAGCCCTTTGCCCAGCAGTTCCTGAGCCCCGAGCACCGTGCTACCGAAACCATGCCCGAGGCCAGCGCCAAGCGATGCGAGCATACCCGGCTGCTGGCCTTGCGGACCCGGCGCCGGGGCTTGGGCTGGCGCTGCGGGTTGCGCTTGGACAGACGAGTCGCGCGCAATGATGGCATCGAGCGGCAATGCTTGCTGCGGCGCCGAGTCGCGCGCAATGATGTCGTCAAGTGCGCTCATTTCAGGATTCCATTCTGTGCAGCCCATTCGAGACGCGCGCGCATCGCCGGGTTCTTAGCGACTGCCTGAAGCGCCGCGGCTCGTTCCGGCCCGGATGGCATAGATACGACATTCGCGATTGCCGGCGTAATCTTCTGGTCGAACTGGTTTTCGCGCTGGTTGTACGCTTTTGCATCGCCAGCCGAGTAGGCATCCGACAGATAATCAGACTTCAGGAGGCGCGTCTGGATCTGCCCGCGGAGCGTATCGAGCCCGTTTTGAACGGCTTGCTTTGGTGCTCCATAGGAAGGAATCGAGCCATAGACCAGATCACGCGCAGCATCGGAGTTGATGCCGAGTTGCGAACCCAAGTTCGTGACAAGGTTATCGCGCGATTTCTCATACTCGGCTGCGTTTGCGCTGAAGAGCCCGGCCAGTTTTGCGCCGGCCGGGCCAATCGTTGCGGGCGATGCGCCTTGCGCGAGTTTCATCATATTGTCGACATCTTGCAGCGCGGCCGGCGCACCAGAGCGAACCGTTTGGAGGTTCTGATACGACTTCTGCATCGTGTCGACTTGCCCCTTAACCAGCGCTTCCGCATTGGCCTGCGCGCCCATCGGAGCACTCGCCGCAGCACGACCTGACGGAGCACCGCCGCCGCCGAATACGCCAGACGGGCCGTTCTCGTGCAACGCAATCGCCGTCGACAGAGCTTGGCGTTGAAGCGGATTGGTCAGGTCGATTTTCTGATTCGGCGGAATTCCGAGGCGTTGCGAGACATCCTTGATATACGCCTGCGTGTCGTTCTCGTTCGGCGGCGCCCATTTCGAGATCACGCCGGCAACGGTATTGACGCCCTGCTTGGCATAGCTCGCGAGGTTGCCATCCAGCGCGGCCAATCCCGTTTGCATATCGGGATATTGTGCGAGCTTGCCACCCGGCATCATGGCGCCGGGGTTGTTGTTGCGAATCCCTGCGGGAGCGGTCGGATTCGTTACTTGCGCCTCGTTCGAGAACTCCATTTGCTGCGTCTGCGGGTTGTATACCTGCACCGGCTTGAACTGGGCGCCACCGGCTGCACTCGCCGCGGCGTTGCCCTGCATGACACCTTGCGCGCCTTGGATCGGCTGCACCTTGGCGACGTTGCCTGATGCGTCGAAGAGAGGTTGCGCGCCGGCCGGGATTTCCGGGTTGAATGCGACAGGCTGCGACGGATTGAACGGATTGCGCATGATGCCGGTGCCGGTGATCGGCGCGACATAACTGTCTTTGGCGAACTGGCGACGGTTTGCTTCTACCGAATCCATGTTGCCTTGGCGGGCCTGCATCGTCGCCGTGGTAGGAGCGTATGCCGACGTAACAGACTTGAACAGTTCCTTTTGCCCTTCCGGGCCGCTCAGGTACATCTGCGCCGCGGCAGCAGTCGGAATGCCGTTCGGATTCAGCGGCCCGCCAGGCGAGAGCAAACCGCCTTGTTGCGGAGCGGCTTGGCCTGACGAACCACCGCCGCCCAACGCACTCGCAAGCGCCTGCGGGCTGCTGCCTGACGCACTCGAGCCTGCGCCAGATCCGCCCATGCCACCAGATGCAGGCGAGCCAGTGAGCGCCGCCCATTGGTTCTGGCCGAGCCCTTGATAGCCTTGCGCCACGTCGTTCTGCATCCGAGCCGCCACAAGCGCCTGACCCAGTTGCGCGAGGCCGCCCAAGCCGCTGTATTTCGGAACGACCGTGTATTGTCCCGAGCCGACCGCTTGCGTGTTCTGCGGCTGGAACGATTGCTGCATCAATGCCTGTGCCAGCGCCGCCTTATTCTGAAGCGTGTAGGCGTCTCCCTGAAACTGCGGGAGAATCGTCATTCCACCAGTAGCACCGGCCATGCTTTACCCCTGATATTGTGCGAGCGCTTGCGCAAGCGCGTTCTGATAGCTAGGCGAGCCAGCGCCATACTGGACGCCCCCGCCAACAGCCGGCATGGCAAATTGTGCGCCGCCTGGCGGTTGCATCGCCGGCTGCTGTTGCTGCTGCTTCATTAGTCCGGGAAGCAGGCCTGCCATGCCCATGCCAGCAACGCCGCTGGTAATAGGGGATGCGCCGCTAGATCCGGCTAAGCCGCCCATCAGAGCGCCGGGAATAATCGCCTTTTTAAACAGATCCATCCCAGTTTCGCCAGCGCCGCCGCCGAGTAATCCAGCCGCAGCGCCGCCGCCCAAACTACCTAAAATCATGTTTCCCCAGTTCATTTCGCGCTCCCTGCCAGTTGATAATTCACACGGTCAAAGCCATCTGTGCCACGCAGCACCGCAAACGGCGCGATCTTCCGTACTTCGTCGGCCATGAAGCCAAGATGCCGGACGCCTTTCGGTTCCCACATATAACGGTAGGTATAGACGCCCAAGCCATTCGCCCACGTTGCCACGCGCTTGATTGCACGTTTAGCGCGACGATCGGACATAGCGAAAGCCATCATTCCCGCTTGCCCAAGACCCATAAGGCCGCTCTGCGTGTTGTTCGCGCTCTGTTGCTGCGCGTTGTAGTTCGCCAGTTGCGACTGGTACTGGTTGTTGTAGAGCCCTGCGATATCGGCCGGATTGGCGCTTGCCTGACCAGTTCCCGAATATCCTGGGATCATGCTGGCAATGCTGCCAAGTTGCGAATAAGGCATGTTGCCCATCGATGCAAGCTGGCCCATCAGTCCAGACTGCGCGCCGAATGCCGAGCCCATCCCGCCCAAGTTACTCGATTGCAAGCCATAGAGCCCAGCCTGATTGCCGAGCATCCCGGCCTGCTGCTGGTAGGTATTGGCCTGCGAATTGATGTTCTGGCCTTGCTGCCCGAGCAAACCGGCCTGCGTGTTGATGCCGGAAATCTGGTTCTGAAGGTTCTGAGCGCCGAGCTGCGAGCCTGTCATAATCGACTGATTCTGCGCGTTGCTATACGCTTGCTGCTTCGTGTTGTTGTAGTTCGTCATGGCGTTGTTGTACGCCTCTGAACCCGGCGTCAGCCCTTGATTCGCCAGTTGCGCGGAGAGCGATTCGCCCTGCTGCGAGAACTGCGGATCGAGATACTGCGTCTGCGCCTTGTATGCAGCGGCCTGACCTTGCGCTTGTGCGTTCTTCGCTGCGCCCTGATCCAGCGAGTTATACAGGTTGTTGTAATTGTTGAAGACGTTGCCGTACTGCGTCCCGAGCGAGCTCAGGCCGCTGCGAAGCTGATCGTATTGCGGGTTCAGCGACGAGATGCCCGAATTCAGGCTGCCATATTGGCCGGCAAGGTTGTTGTACTGGCCGTTCAGAGAATTCAGACCGCTCTGCGCGTTCGCGTTCGTCGCGCCACTGTTCGACGCCTGTCCGAGCAATCCGCTAAGCGCGCCGGTAAGCTGGGAATTCGCGCTGATATTCGTGTTGTAGATCGGCGCGCCGGTCTTCGGGTCGACGCCGGTCTGCGTCGTTTGCTGCGAGCCGAACGGGTTGGAGTAGTTGTTCAGGTTCAGCGCCTTGTTAAAGGCAGCCGTGTCTGTGTTGGTCTGAGTCGTAGCAGCTGCGACTTTCTGCGGGTCAGGAGCTTCCGGAGCCGAGCCGCCGCCCTTGCCGCCGCCTCCGCCGTAGAACGTGAATGCGTCCACCAGCAGATATTTTAGGAGTTTGAACACGTTCATTTTCTGTCCTTATGCAGCGCGTCGAAATATTTACCGTCTAGATACCTGCATTCCCGTTTGAGCATCCCGTACAGGATCAGATCAGCGCCGTCTGTCGCGGCTTCTCTCAATGCGCCTTCCGTCTTGAATCCGAGCGCGGAACAAAAGTTGATGGACGCGAGGTTGTCAGAGCGCACCAACGCGGTAACGCGTTTGACGTCAAGCTGAAGGAATGGGTAGCGGAAGCACGCAGCCATGTAAGCCGGCGTCATCCAGTGGCGCGAGCCGTCCGAGGCGACGTGCATCATTACGTTCGGGCCGGTGTGCTGCTCATAGAGAACGCCCGCGATCAATTCGCCGTCGCGCTCGAGCCCGATCGCTGTATAGCCTTCGAATTCACGTTCGCCCACGCGGTCAGCAACGAAGCGCATAACGCGCTCCGGCTGATCCCAAACAATCCGCTTCATACCGTCCAGCCCGTCTCAAATACGATGTCAGAGGCGGCCCAGTGCGTCTCCGTGCCATTTACCGCGGCTTTCAGAGTAGGCGAGCCGGTCATCCCGACGCCGGTTACGCCCTGCCATGCCTTCGCGATCTGTAGCGCACCGCCCCACATGCCCGAATCCCAAATGGCCGTATCCCATACGCCGAAGCTGAGCGGCAGATAGTTCAGCGTCGATTGCGGGACATTCTGGTCATAGTCGACGTTGATGCCTGCCGCCAGCGCCGGCGCGCCGTTCGTCCAAAGAATCGGCCGCATCATCGTGAAGCGCTTCTGTAGCGGCGTGCCGAACTCGTTGAACGCCTGCTGGGCCAGCGCATTGATGTTAACGCCGTTGTCGCTGAAGCCATTCCATGCGAGTCCGACATAACCATTTGCGCCGAAGTAAATCTGATCGTTGAAGCGCTCCCAGTGATTCGCGCCCCATCCGGTGAAGTTGCACCACGCGCCGGTAATGGTGTTCATGACGTACTGCTGCTGAACGTCGACGCCGGCCGGGATGTTCAGAATAATCATGTTCTGAAGCGGAAACAGCACCAGACACCAGCCGTAGTTATTCGGATAGAGACTCGTCGCCGTAGAAATGGCGCCCTGAATCTTTCCGGTGATGTTGACGGCCGTATTAACGCGAGTCGACGCCAGCATTTGCGAAATCGGGCCGAGGCCGTCTTTGCCGATGTACAGCAGATCGCCGCCATACTTCATGAACGAGCGGAAGCCCATCGGCGTGCCGAGCTGGTAGACACCGACTAGCGCAAAGGTGGACGATTGCGACGGGTCGGTTCCCTGATAGATGACGACTTCGCCTTCACTAGTCACGAAGCAGAGTTGATCCTGTACGCCGTAGCCGCCGTCCATCGTCAGGACGCCCATCGACACGAGGAATCCGCCGCGCCGGCATATCGGACTGAGGTCGAGGAACTGAGCGACGCCACCGAACTGACCGACAGGCAGATACCACGCTTTCAGGCTGTTCTTCTGGATGAACCAGAGGCGGCTTGCAAAGAGGGTGATAAACGAGAAAGTGTTCGGGTTGACGCCTGAGATATTGGTCGACAGCGTATATGCGCCTACCACCGTGGCATTTCCGCCAGGATTCGACGCCATCACATAGGTAAAGGTGTTCGCACCCGTTACCGTGATTACAAACGTTCCGTTATAGGCTGCCGGCGTTGCTCCGCTGACCGATACCGTATTGCCAGTCGTCAGACCATGCGGCGCCGCGGTCGTGAGCGTGGCAGTCGTGGTGGCGTTCGTAATCGAGGTGATTGTCTGACCTGTGCCGCTTACGATCGATTGCCATGTGCTGCCGTTGTAGACGTAATATCCGTCTTGCCCGTTCACAATTCCGAGGAATGGGCCGGCGAGCGTCGCAAAGTTCGTATACGCCCATTTGTCGCTAGTCATGCCTGACAGGACAGGCGCGCCCACAACACCGCCGCCGCTCACATCGTAGATACCCGCGCCAGAGGCCGCGAACAGCTTGTTAGAGCCGGTCGACGAGTTGTACGGCATGATCGTGTTGACCTGACCCGGAAGGCCAGTCGCCCACTTCGTATAGCCCTGCCGCGCCATCACATCGGATGTCGTCGGGAACCAGTTCGTGAGCGTGACCGCATCTTCTGGCGGCATCTGCGCGAGCGAATCGCGCGCATTCCAGCCGCCGATCGGCGCAGGAAGGTTGACCGTAGCCGCGCGCTGCCCTTGGGCCTGGCGGCGCTTCTTTTGCGCTTGCGCTGCGATACCGGTTACGTTCGTCACGGCTGCGCGACTCCATACCCGCTATCCGGGATGTTCTCAGGTCCGAGCAGGTAACTCGAGATCCGCGGCGCTAGTGACAGAAGCGGTGCGCCCTGCTCTTCGGCTTTGACCGATGAAAGGATCGCGTCGAATTCGTCTTGCAGTAGTTGCGTCTCGAATCCCTTAATGCCCCAATACTTGAGTTTGAGCCCCGCGACCATCAGACGGTCATCGAACTGGCATGTATCGGAATCAGCCGTGAAGCTGCCCTTGGCCGTGCCACCAGCATCGCTCACCCAGTACTTCGATACGTATTCAAAGCCGAGGTATTCGCTCGTGCTGACGCCAGGCCAAATCTGGAACGTGTTGCCGAGGATGCGCCACCGGATGCGGGGCCCGGTCGCGATGTAGCCGGATTTCAGCCATTGCCACTGTTGCGGGCTCTCGGGTCCGAGCATTTCCCAATGCTTCGACTTGTCCCATTGCGTGCGGTCGACTATCCGCTGATAGTCCGCGGGGAAAGCGTATTTCGTCTTGGCGAACGTGAGCGATACAGCTGTTCCGCTTGCGGCGGCCGGCTGGCTCATTGTCACTTGCGTAGGCGAGTCGACCGATTGGACATACGTATCCTGATTGATGCCGCTGCCCGTCACCATGTACGTACCAGCCGCAATCGCCGCGGTCGACGGAATATTGGTGATGATGGCCGAGCCATTCGTCACGTTACCCGTCTGGATCGTCCACAGGCTCGTAAAGCGGTATTCGGTCGTCAGCGCCTGCCAGTTGAACGCGGGTTCGCGCAGGAGGTCATAGCCCACCGCGTTGAGCAGCGCCAGTTGTTGCACCGTATCCTGTGCCGTGTTCCCCGCTACCGATGAGGGAACAGCAAGCCCCAATTCTCCGGTAGCCTGCTGGATCAACTGCAACATTGTCGCTGCCATGTCTTACGCCTCTTTGCGGGGGCGGCCGGGGCCGCGCTTTTCGGGGTCCATCGCTTGCATTGCTTCCAACTGCGAGCCGAG